GCTCCTGATGTATCCATTGCATCTGCACCTGCTGGTGCGCCTTGCTGTTGCTGCTCTGGTGCTGCTGGCTGTTGAAAACCTTTCATTAGTTCTGCTTGCAATGCAGCCTCATCCATATTGTTGGTTACTTTGTCGGGGTCTAATTCCATTGACTTTGCAATTTCACGAATTATATATTGAAACTTTGCAAAGGGTGCTAGAGTAGGTGAAGATGCAACTTGCATAAACTGCATCAATCTTTGGCTGCGTACTTCGTTAGCCATAAGACTTTCAGTACCTCTAGCTTTAACTTCTAAATCACCTTTAATATCAGGATCAAAATCAAACTGCATATTAAATCTAAATAAACCTTCACCTAAAGGTCTAAGTAAATAGTCATCTACATTCTTAATAACATTTTTAATACCGCCACTAGCAGCATTCATTAACATACTTATGCCTGAAGCTGTTCTACCTACTCCTGATACACCAGTCTGTCCATGAGAAAAGCTAGGTAGTCCTGTGCTTTCATCAGATAACTGTCTAGCCTTATCAAATAACTGTAAATTTTCTCCTGCAACATTGGGAAACTTTGTACCAAAAATAGCCTGACCAGGTGCGCCACCCTGTCTTCTAAACACTTTACCTGGATATACGCTCAGGTCTTGGCCTGGAACTAGATTTGTTTCATCTACTTCTATAAGAAGATTACCAGACAATACAGCATTGTCAACAGCCATTCTCATAAAGCCGTTCATTAATGTCTGAGTATCATCCATGTTTTCAGCTATACCCACACCAAAAAAACTGTATGGGTTAAGTTCATATGGAGCAGCCATGTAAGGTATACGTGCAGGTTTAAATGGATTAATAACCATTCTAATTAGTTTACCGTTACATATCCAGATGTTAGCCTGTAGTTCGTCTGCTTCTTCTAGCTCTTCAGGTATATCTACACCCTGTTCTTGTAACATTTCTATATCACACATACCCCAATATTCTAGTACTTCAAATCTTTCTGTACCATGCTGTGGTGCATAATCAGATAAATCATCTTCCCAATGTTCTCTATCATAATTTTCACCCATAGATATTGCTTCGTCAATGACAGCAGCTCTAAAAAATGGTCGTTTCTTTAGTCCTCGCATTTGAGTACGTGACATTTTATGTCGTTCAATTACATACTGTGCTTCTTCCATATTGTTAGCATCAGGATCAGGATAAAAATTCCACACAGATACATGAGATACCTGTGGTACTGTTTTAATTTTAGGATCATATTCACCGTCTTCATTCCAGTTAGGATATTCTTTATCTACTGCAAATGGGCCTTTCATTACACCTGTACCAAACAAAGCCATTTCAAATGCTGTACTACGTAAATGTTTAGATGCACTAGACTCTTCTAACTGGTCTTGTATTTTCTTTTGCATTTTTTTAGCTGCTATCATAGCTGGGCTAAAAGTAATAGCCGATGGAGTTTTGCCTGCACCTATTTTTAAATTATCAATACCATCAAGTTTATCTGCATATTCACCTAAACTTTGAGCTAATGTATTAGCAGTTGCTCCTGCAGGTATTTCTCTACCGTCACCCATAAATCCATATGGACTGACTTCTTTATTTAAATCTGATTCTCTTAGCTGCTCAGGTTCTTTTGGATCAAAACTTACATCTGCAACAACACCATCTGGAAGTTCTGTAGGATCTACTGTTACTGGAAATTTATTATTAGCAAACAACACATCAATTATTTGTCCATATGCTGCTAAAGTTTTAGTTTTAGTTATTTTAATAAATACACGAGACTTTTCAGCTTCGGTAAATTGTACATCAGAACCATACAAGCCACGATAGTTACGATAAGACTTTAACCATCGTGTTTCATCTTGTTGACGATAATCATCTGCTCTAGTGTACCTATCCATAACAAAAGGAATAATACTAGATACATCTGCATCTTCTATAATAGAGTCTTCAGAATCTTCTAAAACAATTGCTTCATCTTCAATAAATACTTCGTTATCTTCTGCCATTTATTTTACCTTTAATATCCAAATGTTGTATCTGCTATAGCCATTCTATTTGTTCTAGCTGTATTAGGATCATAATCAAATATACTAAACCTTGGTCTTGACATAATACCATATCTTAAAGCATCATACAAGTGGTCTTCTGAAGTTGTGTCAATATCTTCTGGGTTTTTCTTGTCTATTGGTAGTGCAGGTAATTGCGCTATCATATTAGTACAGTTACTAAAAAACACAAGTCTAGGTTCTTCTGTGTATTCATCTACCTGTAATCGTCTGTGTATTTCGTTTTTACCTGCTACACGAGATCCTTTTGATCTATCTGAAGGCCGCCATCTGCAACCTCGTTGTACCATTTGTTCTGCTAGAGATGGGCCTGTATCACCACGTTTGTGCCACAGTGAGGAGTCAAGCACTCCATATCTCATACCACCGTCACCAACTTCTAATTCTAATATCATGTCAGCTAAATCAGTAGCTAATACTTTACTTACATAGAGTTCCCTATAAACAATAAGTTGTTCACTTGGTGAGACAGCGAACCATACCACACCCGACTTACTTCCATAACCATAGTCACATGCCCTAAATTTAACCCAACTGCTAGGAATATCGAAAGGCTCAATGACATGTATGCTTCTATCAAACTCTGTAAAGGCTGCGCCTTCTTTAATATCCCAATCACCATCCAGTAATTGTCTACGCTGTTGTTCAGGCAAAGATAAAAGCATTGCTTCATAGTCACCTTGTTCAGCTAAGTATGGGTTATCTTTTAATCTTGCAGGTATAAACCTACGTTTAAATAGTGCTTTACCTGCTTTTTCATGTCCTGCAGGATACTTTAAATCTTCTCCTGTTTCAATGTCTGTAGCATTAAAAGCTTTATTTACAGATGCAGGATCTATAAACATTTTCTTTACCCAGTGATGTCCTCTACCACCAGGGTTGGTAGTAGCTCTCATGTATATAGGTAGATCGGTTGCAGTGGATCGTAGACGAGAACGCATGTAATTCCATGCAAATGGTGTGGGCCATTGAGTTAATTCGTCAAAACCTATCCAGCTAAACGCCAGACCCTGGTAACGCAAAGCGTCATCCTCTCTGTCGAGGTATGACATCCACAATCTTGCGCCAGATGGTGCGACCCACTGCATCTTTCTCTCTGACCATTTTATTCCAGGCCAGATTTTTGGATACATCTCTTGAGACTTAAATATAAGTTCTCTAAGTTCTTCCGTAGTATGCCGAAGTAATAACCCAGAAAAAGAAGGATGACCCATGTATCGTAACGGATCGGCAAGCATTGCATAACTTTTACCGCCCCCTGCTGAACCGCCATACAAAACTTCTCTTTCACCTGCTGCAAGGAACTCAGTCTGTGGCCCTTCATTCGGTTTAAAGATAACATTATGTTGCTCTTCAATAGTTTCAATAGGATCAAGTTTATATATTTCTACTACTTTAGGCTGTTCTTGCTTCTTCTGTGCTGCTGCTTTCTTTTGAACCGACTCTTTGGTTTTCGATTTTTTCCGCTTTGGCGATTGCCTCTTTCGCATAGTCTGCCCATCTGCGTAAGCTTGCAGCTTTGTTGTTTCTTCTTTTTTCATTCTCTAATCTTTTCATTAAACCTACGTGAGATATATATCTACCAGTATTACGAGTTAACCATTGAGATACTTCTCTGTACGAATACTGTTTTAAATAACGTTTTGCTATTTCTAATTTATCTAGTTGGTCAGGTATAGGGTTTAATATGCCATTATCTTTTGAGTCTACTTCGTAGCCAAAAGGTATGGTGCGAGAAATCTTAGGTATTGATACCCATTCATTGTCTTCTTTTATATCTGTCGGTTGAGGTAACTTCCATCTACCTAGTGATTTAGTCATCGTCTACCGTATTTTTAGGTGGCATTAACATAACCCCACCTTTAGCTTCTACTTGTACTTTTTCAGTCTTAACAAGTCCAGTACGATCTAGTAACTCTTTAGCTGCTGCCATCTTATCTCTTATGCCTAGCTCAGTAGGATCAAACAAACCACTGACCATAGCCATTGCAGCTTTAGGAGCATTACGAGCCATAAAACTCTGTGTACTTTCTAATATTTCTTCTTTCATAGAATTGACAACTTCAGTAGTACTAGTTGCATCAGAGTATCCAGCTATCTTTTTTGCTGCTACTACATCACCACCTGCGTCATCAAATAACACAGATAAAAACTTTTGTTGTCGTTCTGTTAATTGTCTAGCCATGTAACATTTCCAATGCTTTTTCTTTTGTTTCATCGTTACGTCTAGTCCACCCTTTACCGAAGGTATCAAAGGTAGATAGTTTCTCGTAGAAATTTTGACGTGTGTAATG